CCCGTCTCGGCCTTGTAGGAAGCGCGGCCCTTTGCGTTGAGGCCGCCCTTTGGGTTCTTGCCCTCACTACGCTGCCACGCTGCGCTCATTTGTTTTCCTTCTTCGCCGTCTTTGCAGACTCACGAAACGCCTTTGCAGTAGGCGCACCCGCCTCACCCGGTTTACGCATACGCTCGCCAGAGCCAGCCTTGATGCGCTCCTGCTTGGCGAGGATGTTTGCGTACAGACCGGCCTTTCTCATGTGTAGGTGCTGAACAGGCCGACAACGCGGCAGTTGGAGTTACCCGAGCAGGTGGCGGTGATTGCGCCCTTGCTCGCCACCTCAAGCGGAATCACATACACGCCAGCAGCCTGCGTAGCGGGGATGCGTACCAGTTCGGTACCGTTGTCACTCACTACAACAGTCGCTTCCGTGTTGCTGGCGACGTTGACCACGACGCTGTGGATGTATGCGCCCGCAGCAGCAAACGTCGTCGTAGAGGTTGCGGCCACTGCAACGTAGTTGTTGCGCACTGGACTAATCGCCGTCATATCCTTGCCCTCCTGCTCACCGTGCGGTCATGCACTGCCCACATATCGTTGAGCGTCACTGTATTGCCCGGCCCGACCATGAGCGGCTTTGGCTCCAAAGTCGGGGTCTTGTCAGCCTGCTCGGCGTATGATACCGCAAGCATACGGAAAGCGTCACTAGGGTGTGATGTCCAGTCGTGGCGCGGAGATTGGCGGTATGCCTTCTTATCCTCATCGAATTCGCGCTGATACTGTCGCAGCGCCTCAATGCCCTCGCGGCAGCGTTCTGCGTCAAACCACACTTGCGGCAGGATCAACCGAACCGCTTGGATGCCACTTTGCACGCCGATGTCGGGCACCACGGCCAGTTTGGCGATGTCCAGATGGGCGGCCAACTGCTCCACGATGCTCTTGCCTGTCTGCAGGCTCTTGGCCCGGGCGTCGTGCGGTAGGTAGTGTCGAGCGTACTTGTACGGCTTGCCCGTAACCACGGCAGCGATGTCATGGATGTCCTCGCCGCTTACGGCGTAAAAGTCGATGACGCGGATTTCCCCGCGCCCGAGTTGGTAGAACCACACCGCCGTATCGTCGCGGTAACCCAAGTCCCATGCCGTAAACACAGGCAGTCCGGTGTCGTGCGGGACATGGCAGATGCGGCCTTGATCCTGCGCCTCGCGCATCTCTTTGCCAAAGAACGCGCCTTGGATGGCTGCCTCAAAACTGCACTCGTACTCTTGCAGGTATTGATCCTCGGCCAACTGCGCCCGGGCGGCGGCTAGTTCTGTCGCCGGGAGAATCCCGCTGGATGTGGCGGGCAGGCGCAACAGGAACCACTCGCCAGGGATACGAGTGGCGGTTTCGTAAATCTCCCAAAACTGGTTCTTGCCCTTGGGCGTACCGCCAAACACCGCCCACCCCTGCTTGTCTGACAGGGCAGGGCGTATGACGTTCCCAAATACGCTGGGCTTAAAGTCACCGTATTCGTCCATGTAAATGCCATCAAAACCAAGCCCGCGCATCGCGTCAGCGTTGTCAGCGCCAAACAGCCTGATCTTCGCGCCGTTCACTAATTCCACCGTTAATTCGGATTCGTTTACGTCACGGGTAACGGGGGCGGCGTAAAACTTAAAGTAGTCCCATGCGACCGACTTGGCTTGCGAGCGGTACGGGGCGCAGTAGCCGTACAACGGGTTTGAGCTTCGGGCAAACATAGCCGACCGGATAATGTCGTTTACTGCTGCAACAGTTTTCCCAGCTCTTCGGTGAGCTACCAGACACGCCCACCGTTGGGTGCGCTCATGGAACGGCATGAACATCCTACGTGGCGCGTAGGGTATGACTACTGGGGCGGCAGCCATGTGATGACCAAATCCTTGCCATCAGCGCCCGTCAGCTCGTTCTTTTCCCGTTGCCCGAGGTACTGCTTACCAAGCCACACTAGCATCGTGGTGTTGCCTTCCTCTAACGCCCGCCATTGGTGGCGGCGCAGCGACATTTTGCCGCCTTCCATGCCGCTTTTATAAATCTCCATAAACTTCTCGTCGGTTAGCAGCGTATTGACGTGACAACCAAGCCAAGCGGCGATTTCGGTCTGCGTACATTGGATGCCTGCCAGCTTCTTAACAGCTTCATAATCAATCTCAAACGGGGGGCGACCGCCGCCTTCTCCTTGGTGGCCTTGCTTGGGTTGGCCGGTACGTTCGCTAATGCGTGTCTCTTTACGTCTCATGCCGCGGCCTTAAACGGTTCGCCAGTAGATTCCAGCACGGCCTTTTGGCCGGTAAAGTCCTCCCAGCGTCTAACGATAACGTCAACGTACTTGGGGTCTAGCTCCATAATACGGGCTATGCGTCCGTTCTTTTCGGCTGCAATTAATGTTGTGCCGCTTCCACCAAATGAGTCCAGCACGATATCCCCGCCCTTTGTGTTGTTAAGCAGCTGGTACTCAAACAGCGCCACGGGTTTCATCGTGGGGTGATCTTCGCTACGACTTGGGCGATCAAACTTAAGCAGGGTGGTTTGTTTTCGGTCAGACGCCCACAAATGACCAGCGCCGTCTTTCCAACCATAAAGGCACGGTTCGTGTTGCCAGTGGTAATCCTGCCGCCCCATTACCATGCTGCTTTTCTGCCATATCAGGCATTGGCGCACTCGCCAGCCCGCATCCCGACACGCCCCACGGAAGTTGTAACCTTCTGAATCAGCGTGCCAAACGTAAAAAACCGCACCGGGCTTTAACACCGCGTCAGCAGTAACAAAAGCGTCCCGCAAAAAAGTCCTAAATGCCTCGTCGCCCATGCTGTCGTTTTGGATGGTTAGGGCGTCCTTGGTTTTGCCTGTATAGGCTACGTTGTATGGGGGGTCGGTAAGCAGCATATCTACCCGCTGATCCCCGCATAGGCGCTCCATCGCGGTCATTTCTAGGCTGGAGCCGCACATCACGCGGTGCTGGCCGCATACCCAAACGTCTCCAAGGCGCGTGACAGGCTCCACGGGCGGCTCGGGCGTATCGTCGGGGTCAGTTAGTCCCTCTGCCCCCTTTTCGGCTAACAGGGCGTCTATTTCGTCCGTGTTGAAGCCGGTAAGGTCTAGGTCAAAGTCCAGCGCTTTGAGGTCGGCCAGCTCCAGCTTGAGCATGGCTTCATCCCAACCGGCGTTTAGCGCAAGTTTGTTGTCGGCAATGACGTAAGCCCGCTTTTGGGCGTCCGAAAGGTGGGCAAGGCGTATGCACGGCACTTCGGTCAGTTTCAACTTACGGGCAGCCATAACGCGCCCGTGACCAGCAATGATGCCGTTAGCCTCATCTATCAATACGGGGTTGGTAAAACCAAACTCGCGGATGCTGCCCGCGATCTGGGCTACCTGTGCGTCGCTATGTGTGCGGCTATTTTTCGCAAACGGGATCAGGGTGGCGATCCCGATTTGTTCTATTTGCACGTTACTTTACCCGTCGTAACTCGCCCGTTTCATCGTAAGCAATATCGCCGCGTAAAATTCCAAATAAAACTTTTCGCTGCGTTGACGACATTTGAGCATCAGGCTTGGTCATGCCGCCTACGCTATTGCTGTATTGATACGCCGCGTTTAACCGGCTCTTCAGCGGGTTATTTTGTTGCGTGCGGCTTTGCAATAAACCTTGCATTCGCTCAATTGCGGCACGGGCGTCATCGTGACGAAAATCTGGGCTGTCGCTTTCTAGGCTTTTAAGTAACAAATTGTTAGCGCCCTCTGCTTTTCGGGTATTTAACCCAACTTGTTTAGCGATTGCCTGCGTATCTGCCAATCGCTCGGCTTCTGCTAACTCGCTTGCCGTTGTTGGACTCATACGACCCGTTTGCATTGCGCCTTCTGCAATGTCTTGCAATTTTTCGGCTTTCCGCGCCACGTTCGCTGCTTTTGCAACGCCACCAATCAACGGAGCGCCTGCCAGCGTGGAAAGCCCCATTCCAACCGCGTCATTTTCACGCCGCGCCCGCTCAAAGTCGCGGACGGCTTGCGCTTGCCCCAAGCCCGGCAAAAAACCCGCGCCAACGTCCGCAACCACGTCAATCGTGTCTGCGTTTTGCGGTTCGTTTAAACTCATCATTTGTTCTAACCGACGGCGTAATTGGGCTTTTTCCTCAACCTGCCGCAATGCGGCGGCCATTTTTTCACGTTGCGACGCCATTATTTAAACCTCTCAAGTTTGTAAATTAACGCAGCAATCTCGCCCACGATCTCATCCACGATGTTCTGCAGGTCAGTGTCTTTGGGCAGGTCGCCTCGGATGCCCTTAACAAACTTCAGCAGACTTTCGGCGTAAGCGGCCGCGTCCTTTTGCACCTTGAACCCCTCGGGGTAGTCGTCCAGCGGGATGATGCCGTGGTGGCCTTGATACGCCTCGGCGTATTTGTCGGCCAAATCCACGATGTTTGAGTAGTAATGGCCGAGGGCTTTGTGCGCGGCGTAAGAGGCCGTCTGCAGGTGCAGAAAGTGTGTGGCCGTGCTGCTATGCAGTAAAACCCCGACAAATTCTGCTGCGTCTTTATGCGACATAGTACCTCCGCGTGACGAGATTATCACACAGGTGTATCGTTGCAACTATGTCAACTTTTGTGTTTTTCCATGTTGGCCCAGACCTCGCCATGCCGGCGCGGATGGTGGAATCACTACGGCGGCACAACCCAACCGCCGAAATTGTGCAGGTCACCGACCACGATACGCGCACGGTGCCGGGCGTAACGTGGACAGCCCCGACTGATGGCGACCGCGAATACCTCATGCTCTGGCGTACCCAAGCGTTTGCCGGGTTGGGGCTGACCGAGCCTGCGATGTACATGGACACCGACATG